CCCTGATAGGAGAACGGCTAATAAGGCGGACCACCGCCACATCGGTTCGTTTGGAACCTCTTCCATCTACTCTTGTAGAGCGGTATGTTCCACTCAGACTTCTTAGGGTATAGCTGCACGGAGCATTACTCCCGCGCTATCTACAATCTTACATTGCAGTTACTGCATTAGCGCATAACCCGGAAAAGGATCACAGCATCGAGCCGTGTCCAGTTCGCCTTTCGGTCGAAATCTGACTAGGCGCCACTCAGGCTACCCACCACATTACGGTGGACCTATCAACTTTCTCTGTCATTACTAATTGACTAAGAGAAGATGGTCGAGGTCTGAGCCAAGAATGCCACTTGCGTGCGAGTAGCAAGCAAGTCCACCTCCACCCACACACGTGATCCGAGATCCCTCTTAACCCTACCGAAAACGGAAGGATTTCTACGCAAATTCACCCACTTCCAGACTTGACTCCGAGTCATCTTCAGCATCCGTCTGACTCGAGGACTTATAAGAGTCCCCAGGCCATAAGGTGTACATCCGAGTCGGATTTTATCCATGGATACATCTTCGCTAATAGAATTCGGGTCATAATTGGAGGTCCAGGCGTGTTCAACACAAGCGTCCGACCAACGACGCTTCCACTCTTCACAGACGTCATGAGACATCCATGAGGAGCTTACCTGTTTCCAACCTGGAGGAAGCGGTGTAGAAACCACCGGTAGGTTACGCTCTTCAACCTGTTCAAGGTAGAAGAGTTCCCTGTACCAAAGACCTACGTCTTTAATAACTTCCTCATCCACATTAATTCCTAACCCACGCGTGAGAGACCGACGACTCGCATGAATCGCCTTCTGGTTCTGGTCGAGGAAAAGGCGTTGTACAACACGTTTTCTACTCCTACCAAAGCCAGGACCCGCTGAATAGAAACGACCATTCAGCGAGACAATCTGCTCACTAATGCTACTCCTGGGAAAGATGGCGCTAGATCGAAGAAATCCGACCATCTTAGCTCCACTATGGCAAGACCAGAATGGAGTGGAGTTCAAAGTAAAGGCCCTACGATGTAGGAACGTCTTTCCTTTACTAAGAGTTAGTCCCCCTTTCACTACATTATCTTCCCAACACGCGTACTCTTCGAGTGTCGCGCGGAAGACAATATCATCGCCATTGATTCGGACAGGTACCGGTCTACGAATTGAATAGCGAAAGGTAATGTAGTTTATTAGGCACAGCATGGGAAAAGAAGTTAATTGCCCCATGAGTTGACCCCTACGTTGCGTGTAGAGAACCCCTTTTTCATCTGCTAGTTCAGACGAATACGTGGCGATCGCATGTTCCATTACACCTTGTGGGACAGTGTAACTGCGGCTCATCAACTCTTCCAAGAGTGCTACTTGGAGACTCGAGTTTAAATTGTCAGTGGCGCTTTCGTAGTCACCACTTACAAAGACTTCACCTTCCACCGGAGTGAAGTCCTTGAATCTACTCGATTTTGCGTCTCCTCGCAACAGCCAAGGAAATTGGGAAAGGTGAGAGTACATAGCTTTATGTAACGGTCTCAAAGCGTTATCCACACGAGGTGGAATCGCAATGATACGCCACTTGCCACTAGTTTCTATGGCTTGTACTCTTGAAACCCCGCGCTTCAAGCACTTGGTCGAAGACAGAACGTAGTTACAGAAGTCACTACGTTGCCATCTCTTCTCACGATCAAGTGCTCTACAGCCTCCATCTCTTCTACCACTTTCGGAACACGAAGTCGTAGGAAGAGTGCTCGTGAGTGCTCTATCTTGATAAGTGCGGTCCCAACCATAGGGGAACAGTTTCCTAACTTCCTTCAGCGCGAACTGAAGGAATTTTGGATCCGGCTCCTCTTGAGGTCGAGATAACTTCTCGCAATACTCACTCACCCGGGGTTTCTCCTTTGGAATGACCTTCCTAAAGAGAAATAACGAATGACTCAGTCCGAACCTAGACTGAGCCGCTAACGGTTTCACCGCCGCTAGCCACGGGTGGGCAGCGTCCTTCATAACAAGTCCTTCGCAGAACTTGCTTAGTGAACTTAAAGTTTCGAATTGAGGTCGAGCTAGAGAAACTCCATAAAGAGATTCCAAAGCCACCACAAACGATTCGAACTTTTGAAGAACGTTTTCAAGTGAACTTACGCAACGATTATCGCAAGATTTCGTTTTACGCGCAAGTACCGGTAACATGTCCGAAAACATGTTAAGACCAGGA